GCCCGATGTCGCCCTGCGCACTGCGCCACGCTTCACTACCACGGGTGATGCCCTGATTGGCGAGCTGCGTTTCGGCAGCAGCGCGGCGTCGCTCAAGCTGTGGATTCACCCGTGCAAGAATCTGCTCAGTCGCGCTGTTGGTGGCCCTTGTGGGGTCGTACACCGCGCCCACCCCACCCACACGACTTGCGTCGTAGTAGCTTATGGCATCCCCCACATTGGCGCCGACAGCACCCCCAGAATCAAATGAGAATGGGCGTGCGTTGCGCGTGGTGACCTTGCCTACTTTGCTGGCGTCAAACGCAGTGCCCTGTGGTCCAATAGCGCCGTCATCCCAGCCGCGTGCAGTCTCAGCCCTCACACGGTCTGTAAGTCCGGACTGCAGACTGGCAAGTCCCAGCTTAGATTCGTTGTCTGAGTCCAGCAGCCTCTGTCCAGTCTCATTCAGGGAGATGGTCTGCTTCCACTGGTCCTCGCCCCGCTTGGTGAACTCGTCACGTGTAGGGGCTGCGCCCCGGGCCACCGGCGCAGCCACGGGCGCAGCCACGGGAGCAGAAAGGTCATCCCCACTGTCCCAGTGAGTGGGTAGTCTCTGGTTCGGGGTCCGTACCGGGTTCCGTACCGGGTCTGGTGTGTTCCACTTGGCAGTGGCGGCGTCGAACCCAGCTTGGTCAAAGATGTCCTGGCGGTTGTTCGTCCAGGTCAGGGAGCCGTATGGGTTAACCTGATCCGCGCGGTTAGCTTGGGTAGCTTGGCGTGCTGCATCAATGTTGCCAGCAGCCGTCTCCTTGGCTGCGGCTGCGTAGTCTGGTGGTGGTGGGGGACTTCCTCCGTACATGGTTCACTCCTGTTTAGGTTTGTCTTGGTCGTAGGCTCTTGCGCCCTTAGTCTGTCGCATCAAGTCCCAGCCCCCCGTGAGGTACGCAATGAAGTGGTACAGGTCAACATCCCCACACCGTACGAAAGTAGCCGCCGCTCGCTTGTGTGGGTCGCTGCTGGCTTCCCACTCATCCCCATCTACCCAGCGGTTAACTGTGGACACAAGGAGTGGAAACAAGAGGGTCTTATGTTGACAAAAGAAGTCATTGAATAAGAACTGTCTAATCATCTCTATGAGGTGCTCCCCAGCCACCTCAGAAGACACCGGCTTATCCCTGTCCACTAGGTCATCATACATGTGAGTAAATGACCAAAAGCACTTCATAAACTCGAAAGCAGCAACATTGCCATTGGACATTTTAAGCATCCAAGCGTGTGCTTGTGGGTTTTGTTTCAGCTCCTCTGGGGAAGAACAGTAGTCCATCAGTTTCTTTCAAATTGCTAGCGGCTATTATAGGTGGTTCCCTAACCTGTGACAAGCCCTAAAATGGCCCGCCCAGTTGGTACATATAGGACAGCCGAGTAAGCACCGTATCCCCCACGCATGCGGTAGCCACGTAAGCCGCTCCGCTGGTGCCCATGCCGAACACAGTATACCACTCACTGAATGCGCTTCTGCTGGACGCCGACCAAATACCGGAGTTCCACAGGGCTGCATCCCAAGAGGATTCAATGTATGCCACGCTGATTGCTTCATCTTGGTAGCCTACGTCCTTGTAGTCCGTGACAATGTTTACCGACACCCCCGGCAGGAACGGAGCCACGAAAGACACACGCACCATGCCGAACAGCTTCGTTAGCTCCGGCACATCAAAGCCACTGGAGGCTGTCAGCAACTCCCCCTGAATTGGCTGGCCCAGCAACTCGCCGAACCTCACATCGTCAGTATAGTCCTGGAATATGAGCAATACCTTGCCTGTGGGAGTGCCTGCAAACGTATACCCGCCCACCGCAGCAAAGCAAAGGGCCTCAATGCCCCGCAATACCGTCCACTGATTAACGATCGTGGACAGTGCGAACTGTTCCGCAAACTTCTCGTCGTAGTTCGGCTTATTGCACAGCAGCAGCCTGTCACTGGGACTTACAATTAGCTGCCAGCCCTGTGTGGTGAATGTCTTGCGCAGCGCCTCACCAACCAAGATGCTGATTTTGCTGCTGTATTCTTTATTGGTTGCAACCAAGAAGCCGCTACCGCCTCGGGTAACTTCGCTGAGTGGGGATATGCCATCCGTGGACACAATGAGTAGGTCGCCCCCGTACTGGGTGTGGCAGCGTCGGCCCACGGGTATCTGCCCCACGGACCACGCCCCCTGCGACGCAAAAGTGCTGGCGCTGGCTGGGTCGGTGCCCTTGTAAATTACAATGTCCCCATTGGAGCTGACAGCAACGAGGAAGTCATCAATACCCTCGCCCGCATCCAGCGTCCAACTTGTGATGAAGGACAGGTGCCCGCCCTTCTTGAACATTGGGCCGAAGTCAAACGCTGTAGCGGCACCTGCAATGGCGTCAGCAGCCAGATACCATGCCCGCGTGCTGTCGCGTTCCACGAACCATGCACGACGCTTCCACACGTTGACCTGCACGAACAGCGTGGGGTCAACGTTTTGTATCTCTCCACCACCCGGCCCCTCCACCCGGTTGAGCCAAGTGGTGCCGTCGTAGGTCATGTAGCCATCCACCTCGCTACATGCCATCAGCCAGTTGCCTGCGATGTTGGAGGTTATGGCGTAGTTGATCCACCCACAATTGGCTGTGCCACTCAGCGTCTTGGACACGGCTGGGGTGTCTGTAGTCGTGGTGATGTCGTATATTGCCGTGTCCGTAGCTGCGAACAGCTTACCGGGCATCACAGTGGGGCGCGTCAGAAAGTCACCACTTGGGAATGGGGTGTTGGGCGCGAAGTACGACAACAGCGACTTGACCGGCAGCGGTCCTGGAATGTTTATCGCCCACTCACGATAGCCCTTGCGGCACCGCAGTCCGTAACTGTCAGGTATCCAGTTGATCAACCGCGTGGCGTCTGTGTTCGGCATGTCCGCCGCGCCGTCACGTGCATTCAGCCCGCCCACGGGGGCAGGGTAGGACTTTATGAGGTGTACCTTTTTCATGTCAAACTCCGAAGTACGGCAGGTTGACTTCGCTTATGTATGGGTAGTCGTTGCGTGACAGCGTCAGCGTTCTTGCGGGGGCTTGCTTTGCTTGTGCTGCGGCAAGACAAGACCGATAGGCTTGAAAGGCCGCCTGAGCATCAAACCCCTTAGCCACCATGAACTCAAACTTCAGTGCAGCCTTGAACAGCGATGGGTCGTACAGTATGACGTCATCGTTTGCAGTGAGCCGATCTTTGAGGTCATTCTGCGCACTGCGCGCCCACCCCCGGCCCATGTAAGGCAGTACGATAGTCTGCACCGTGGTGCCCACGTCGTAGAACTCCACGGTGTCATTGACCACTTGGTACAACATGGCGAACGTGGTGCCCCCAAGGTTGCGCGCCTTGAGTTGCTGCCATTCAACCTCTGTCAGCCCGCCTAGCGCAGGAAGCCGCGTAGTACGGTTCCAGGATGCGTCCTGTGCAAAGTTGTCGAAGTCTTCTGGCAGTGGGTAGGAGACAGTAACGCCGTCCGTTACGATAGTCATCTCCTTGGTCAGCATCTGCCAAGTGCCCTCGTTCAGTAGCTTTTCACCTGCCTGATTGGCAAGTGCCCACATCTGAATTGCGGTGCGGTCTTGGCTGTCAACTACGGTCAGTGGGGGTACCAGTCCCAGCTGACCCATGACATCACCAACCACCGAATTCAGTGTAATAAGGCGGTTGAAGTTTGACATGTTTTACCTTACTTGCCTTTGACAGCGAATTTAGGAGCCTCTGCCTTTTGCTCGTCCATCCGGGCGGTGAGGCTGGCGAGCGCGGCTTGCGTCTCAGCAAGTTGACGGGCCAGTGTTTCGTTGACATTCTTTGCCTCCGACACTTCCTTTTGCAGTTGCTCCAGCGGTGCCGCGCCCTTGCTGAATTCGATGAATGCTTTAGCCTTGTTCTTCAGCCCCTGCAAGCCGCTGATGTTGGCAACCACGCCGTCGTTGGCTTCCGCAATCTGCTCCACAGTCAAGAACCCAAGGTAGCGCATTTCCTCCACCTGACTGGTGGACATCACGGGCCATTGCGCCAGCGGAGTGCCGCTGCTCAGTGCCTTGTTACCGTCTTGGTAGTTGCGATAAGCATCGCGGAAGCGTTGCTTATCATCAGGCCGCACGGGGCGTACAACCACATTGTCCTTGGTTCCACGCACACGAATCTCGATCATTTCCGTATCATCGAAGATTGGCCTGCCCTCATCCAATGACTTCTCGTCATTCTTCAGTGCGGCTGTGGAGAAGCGCACCAGCAGCGAGCGGTCTTGCTCAGCCTGTTGCGCGTTAAAGTCATTGTGGTTGTATTCCAGCGTGTCCATTATTTCTACTCGGTTTGGTTTGGTTTGAATAAAGAGGGGCCGTAGCCCCTCCACACTTACGGGGCCACTGCCCACGTTCCGTCGCCAGCCACCATCGCCCGCCCGCTGCGGTTGAGGTAGCCGGAGGACACTGCGGCGTTGTTTGCCACGGCACCTGACGCAATCAGGTATCGGGTGCCCTTGTTGACGCCGAAGCCCGTGCCCAATGCGTCCAAGTCACCCTCGCGGCCAACCAGGGCTGTCACCGTGCCGCCTGTACCTGCTGGGATGCCTGCTGTGCTGAAGGTGGGTACGCTTGTGAAGCTGTCGCCTGCACTCGTAACTTCCACGGCGGTGAAGACGCCACCTGCCACCGTCACCTGCACCTGTGCGGTGCCCGCTGCCCGGCCCCCACCAGCACTGTCAAGTAGGTACGCGCCGTTGGTGTAGCCGCTGCCTGCTGCAAACGTCAGACCTCTGACAATGTCGCCAAGGTTGCTGTCGCTGTTGGAGCTGCCTGCGGAGGACAGCACACCACCACCGATGCGTGTGGGCAGTGCGTCGGCTACCATGTTGGGGCCGAAGTTACGGAATGCGGGGCCGCTACTGTTCGCACCAAGGCCGATGCCCGTAGACAAGCCGCCCTCGCCGCCCGCCCAACTGCCCGTGACACCCTTGCCCCGGCCCTCAAGTGTGCGGTCGCCAATTGCGCCGCTCGTTTGAAATGTTGCTGCCATTGTGTTCTCCTTGAAACAGGGGCCGTAGCCCCTGTTAGATTAGGCGGTTGCCGACAGACGACCTTGGAACTGAGCACCCGAGCAGGTCATGTTACCTGCGAAGGCCAGAATTTGCACTTCCGCATCTTGGTTGATGGCGTAGCGCTTGTTAGGAGCCAGAGGCACCATGTTGCGTGCGCTGTGCGGACGGTAGTGCAGATACTTGGTGTTCAAGAAGAAGCAAGTACGAGCACCAGCAAAGCCACCGATACCGCCGTCCAGAACCACGTCGGCATCCATGAACTTGATGGTTGGGAAGCCCAGGTTGCCCGTGTCGGTGCCTGCGAAGCGTTGGAGTGCTTGCAAGCTGCCCATGTACTGCGTCCACCAGAGGGTGTCCATCAGCAACAGGTTTGGACGATCCACACCGCGCAGGGTAGTTGCCCACATGGCATTCATGGCAGGCTGCACAGTCGCGGCAGTGACCGACGCAATGTTGGTCCGCTGGCTGCGCCAGAAGGTCCAAGCCGCACGGTCAATGCCACCGTAAGTGCCCGTGGCCGGCGTCACGGGCACAGCCAAGTCCAGGCCGATCAACTGCTTACCGCCTGCGGCAGTGCCGTCACTGTACAGAGCCGCAGAGATCAAGTTCGCCATCGTGGATTCCGCAACCTTCATGCGGGCTTCCATCAGGTCGATCATCTGCTCTGGACCTGCGTTGCGCAGCATGTCCAAGCCGGAAATGACCACGGGCACAGCCGCTTGACGGATGTCAAACTGCGCGGCACTGATCACATCTTGGGCAGACACGGGCAGCAGGTCATAGCCGGAGTACCAGCCAGCATTCGCGTTTTCAGCGAACGAGATCTCTTCCATGATCGACGAGCCGCCGCTGAACTCGCGGATGCCGCCTTTGGCGTTGATGTAGGCCAGAAGGCCGTTGTTGCGCGTGACGTTGTCACGGATTTTCTTCGAGCGCTTCTCGATGGTCGTAGCCATGATGTCGCTGATACTTGCGTTTGCGAATGCCATTTGGAGTTTCCTATTGAGAAAGTGTATTAGATCCGGCGATTCAGACTACGCATGGACGCCGTGATTGCACCGCGAATGTCGTCATCCTCTTCACCACTACCGTCTCGCGAGGGTGCCCCATTATCTGAGATGCTGGCCGCTGCGCGCTTTGCGCGGAGTGCTGCTTGGCTCGTGCTGGCAACTGCTCCACTTTGCTGCCGACGCTGGACAAGGCCTGAGATCGTCGGATGCAGCATTGTAGCGCGGTTATACGCATCTTGCAAGGTTATTTTTTGCCCCCTGTTGGCAGCAAGGTCTAGGATGTCCGCCATGTCCGCATGCACGTCTCCGGCAAACTCGTTTGTAGGGTTGCTCATGAATTCATCAACCTCGCTCTGCAGGGCTGCGGTGCTCTGCTGCTCCACTTGTGCGCGCTGCTGCTGTAGCCCATTGAAGTACTGCATCATCGGGGCAAGGCGTTGGTCCACAAGCTGCATGACGTCGTTGTGTGGGTTCTGCTGCTGGGGCCGCTGACCCATGCGAGCCGACAATGCAGCATCTAGCATCTGCAGGTCAACCCCATGCTGCATGCAGACTTCCGTCACCAAGTCTGCCTTTTGCTGCGCGGTGCCCACGCGCAGAGTAGCCGCGGTCTGCATCATGTTGCTGAATGCCTGCATGGGCGTGGAGTTATCCGCCTGAATGAATTGCATGTATGGCTGCACCACTTGTTGGAACTGCTGTTGCAAGTGTCGGGCCTCCGCCGTGGTGCGGAGTGTTTCGGTAATCTCCCGCTCGCGGCGCATCACCTCCTGCTGCGCGGTAGGGGGCAGCTTGGTCCATTCCTCACGAGCCTCGGGCTTCCAGCTTGCGGGAGCGCGTACCTGCTGTGCTGCGGGCTGCGCCGCTGCTGCTGCTGGCGGCTGCTCAGCCGCTGGTTGGTCCACTGGCGCGGCTGGCGCGGCTGTACGTGGCACGTAGCGCCCGCTGGCGTCGCGCTCGCCGGTACTGGACTCGAGGGCTGGGGGATCGGGCACTTCCCGGCTTGGGACGTCAATTGGCTCGGGGGTAGATTCTCCTACACCCTCTAGTGATTCCATGGTGTCACGGATGTCATCTGCTATGTCGCTCATGTTACTCCTTATGCGCTTTTAGCTTGAATTGCAGAAACGATGTCCTTGCGGACGGTGGTGTCTTGGTGCTCTCCTGAGCGGAACTTTGCCCGCTCCGCTCCGGCCTTGTCCCAAGTTTGTTTGAAGTCATCAATCGTGGTTAGATTATTCTTCTTCATGTATTCGCGGTGTTTCGTGCGGCTGCTGATGTCAGTGCCGTCTGTGGCCCGCATTCCGTCGTAGTGGCGGTCCCCAGCAAGGCTGTTCATACCTGGCACGGTGGACAAGTGCCGCAACATGTGTTCATCGCCGTGCTGCTCGCAGTTTGGAACAATGGGCTGCTTGATGTAGGAGCTGATTGACTGTACGGTGGCTTCCACCGCGCCGCACAGTGTGCACTGATATTCGTATGTTGGCATTATGGGCTCTTTGGTTCCGGGCGGTTCTTGACCTCGTACTCAAGCATGTCCTGCTCGTGCTCGAGTTGCTGCGCACTCAGCTCGCGCTCCTGCGCAAGCTGTAGCCGCTCCAGAAGATCCTTCATCTGCGCCTGCGTCTCGTCGGCCTGTTGGTTGGCCCCCTCGATCATTTGCATCATCTCCTGCTTCATCTGCTCGATGCTGACTTTCGTTTCGTTGGTCTGGGCAGAAATGCGCTCGGCGGACTCAGTCTGCATCTTTGCAATTTGCGCCTTCAGCTCGTTGGTGGCCATCGCCACCTTCTCATTGCTGGCGATCTTGGCTTGATCCAGCTGCTGCTGCGCTTCTATCTCAGCCTTCTTGGCTGCTGCGGCCTCGTCGTCCTCTGGTGGCTTAGGTTCGGTGACGATGCGGATACCCTCGTCCATCACGCTTTCAATGTCGCTGCTGCTCTTGAAGCTCGCCACCACCCACTGCACCATCTTCAGCAGGAATGGCAACATACGCGGGTCTGCCGCTGCCATCTGCCCAGCTTGGCTGAGGAACTGACCCATCGCCGTCAGCAACTCCGTGCGCTGCTCCCGCTCCGCAGTGTAGTCGGCAATGCTGAGTGTTTCCTCACCCACCTCGATGCGATACTGGCTGCTCTTGAAGTTCTTAATCAACTCTACCGCAGCCTGCGCGTATTGGGCGCTTTCCGTATACTCGATCTGGCTCTGCTCGATGATTGTGGCGGGCTGGAACCAGCGGCCGATAATCTCAGCCTTCAGCTTCATGGCATGCATCACCCACCGGGCCACGTCCTGCTGGCTTAGCTGCATACGCACCGACGAGTATTGCGCCTTCAACTGTTGGGCCTTCGCGGTCTCCCGCCCACCCGAACTGGTGCCCCGCATGATGTCGCTGATGCTCGTCAGCTCGTAAATTTGGCCGATAACAGCTTGCCGCTGCATCATCAGCTTCTCCAGCACGTTGGCAATCTGCTCCACGGGGAACCAGTCCACGCTGCCCTTGAGGCCGCCCTTTTCCGCGAGCATGGCCCAATTGTCGCACGCCATCATGGCGAATTCTTGCCCTGTCAGCAGCTTGGCAAGCTCGGGGGTGTTCTTGTCGTACACGCCCACCACACGCAACGCCTTGGTCAGCGTACTGATGCGGTCGTTCAACATGTCCAGTTCGTCGTACTGATCCTGCGTCAGTGTAAAGTCTGCCCGTGGGCTGAAGTTGCTGGTGGTGTGCGTGGACATCAGCGGCTTGGGGCAGGGGAAGAAGTCATCCAGCTGCAGAGGGTCATCCACGCTCTCCAGCACCTCCTCGCAATGCCTGTTGACGAAGTACACCTTGTTCGTGTCCTCGCACCAGATCTCGAACACTTCGACCCGCCCCTTGCTGAAGCCCTTTGGCAGCGGGTTGTCCGTACCCCGCTTGCGGTCGTATTCGTAGTTGCCCTTCAGCTCGTTATACTTCTCTTGTCCGAAGCGTTTGACAAACGACTTCTTCTTCATCCAGGCGCGCCGCGCCACCCACCACACCTCACCCCATGTGCGGGCCGGTGACCACAAGAAGTCCCGCCAGTGGACGTAGTCGCAAGGCGCGGACTCCTTGACAATACGCTCCTCCATGATTGCCGCTTGCGCTGGCATGAGTTGCATTGTGTAGGGGTCTTGTCTCTCCGGCGTGGCAGACTGCACTTCCACCTCTTCAGTCTCACAGTCGTAGCGCAACCACACCTGACCCAGCCCAGGAATCAAGCGGTCTTCCACGCCTTGCTTGAACGCACCATGCATGTCGCTGGTGTCCTTGTTCACGTCAATGTCAATCATGCGCTCCAACATCAACGCGGCGGTACGCGCCACGTCGTCTTTGGCGTCACCACTCTGTCGTGTCACCGTGGGGTGGGGTGGAGTGGCGTACATGGCGCTCTTCATAATCTGCACGTTTGCCCAGAATATGTTGTACCGCTTCATGTCCGCGCTACCTGTGTCGTCGCCCCGCTCGTCCAGGTAGCGGGAAACAATCTTGTCCCCACTGTTGCGCCACTTCCGGTCCATCTCCTTCTCTACCTCCTCCAGGCGCTGGCACCACCACTTTTGTCCATATTCGGGCACCAATGTGTCCGTATCGCGTTCAGCCATATTTTCTTCCTAAGTTTGGGCCGTTTCTGGAATCCCAGAGGTCGTTCAATGCAAAGCCGTAGTTTACCCCGGTGGGCAGTGCCGCCGCAAGTTTTTTGTTGGGGTCTAGCGGGTCTTTTTCCACCCCCATCGGATTCATGACGATATTTGCATACCGGAACATATCCGCGTAGTGGCTGGACCAGTCGTGTACCGGCTCGTCACTGAATACTTTCTTCGCGTCGTCATACTTGCGGTGGTACGACTTTAGCGCAAGTTGTAGCTGATACGTGCCCAAGGAGTGGAAGTACCAGATGGGCCACGTCTTCCTTGCGGCGGCGATTCCATCCAGCAAGTCCAAACTAGGTACGATTCTCACCCGCAAGTCCGCGTCACGGAAGTTTTCGATGATAGACTTCCCAGTCTGCAACGACTTAGCCCTTGCATCGTGGGGGAGCCATATCTGCCCCGGACGCAGGTTGTTGTCGACCCAATATTCCTTCACGTACTTGATGTAGTGGCTAATCGGCTTCAAGCTGTCGTGGTAGCTGTGCCCCATGAGTAACGCGCCGGGGCGCTTCTGCACGAAACCCGCCGTGGTGTCATCTCGCCAGCCCAAATCCATAATGACGTCCGTGGGGGAGATATTATCCAGTGGATAATCCCCAATGCGGCCATCCACCTCCATCTGCTCCATTTGGCGGGCATATACCGCCCCACGCACGCTGGCCTCGAACGAGCAGAGCATCTCTTGCGCGTACTGCTCCTCGTCCATCAGCTTTTTCATCTCGTTCAGGTCTTCCTGACGGATGGCTTTTGTCACCGTAACGGGCAACCACTCCACCAACCACTCCGGGTCGTGCTGGCGTCCGTAAAACGCCTCTCGGAAGTGATTTGGCCCGTTTGGAGTGCCCATGAACACGCACCAGCCCCGGCGGTCAATCAACGCGGGCAGCAAAATCTCACTAAAAGTGTTCGCCGTCATGTTTCCGTACTCGTCCAGCACCAAGCCGTCCAAATACAAGCCCCGGAAGCCATCCGGGTTATCCGCACCGTACAGCGTGATCCTCGGGGAGTTGGGCAGCTTGCTCAACTCGACGTAAAGGCCACTTTCACTGATTTTAGGGTCAAAAGGAGCGGCGGCCTCCTTCAAATACATCCAGGCCACGTCTTTCGCCTGCCGTAGCAGTGGGGCGACGTATGCGTAGCGCGGATTTTTGAGTGGATTGCGGCTGGCCCGCTCAATCAAGTCGTTCACGGCAGCTACCGTCTTACCCGCACGCCGGTGCGCCACCAGTATGGCCCAGCGTTGCCGCCGAGCATGGAACTTAGCGAACCACGGGCGGACCTTATACAGTATCTTAATCGCCATGAGCTTGCCCTTGAGCCTTGAGCAGGTCAGCAAAGTCGTCCAGCCCCGTGGTGGGGGTGGCATGCTCAATAATCAAGGTAGTTCCTTCTGCCGTGATGTTGACACTTGTGCTTGGCATCAGTCGGGCGTACAGTGGGTAGAACTTATCTGGATTCTGATTGGCCCAGAGTGCGAGCCGTGGCACCCCGCCTATCATCTGGAATGCGTTGTTGAATGCATTTACGACATCCATGCGGTTAAATCCATCCTCCTTGCGCTTGACGCGAGGCAGTTTGGCTTGAACTTCCATGATTTCAAAGGTTTTATCGTTCATGGGGCAGGAGCATACCACAATTTAGTGCTTTTGACAAGGGGGCTGAGCATTTAGGACTGGGATATCGCAAGAAAATGCATGGGATATCGCAGCAGGTATTATCCACAAAGTTTTTCGCAAGAAAATGCATGGGGCTGGCCGGTGAGGGGCTGGGGGTTGGTTGGGGTTGTCGTACCCCCGGGGTTCGTCCATAAGTGGTGGCTTATGTTGCGGCGCAACATTCGTCCATGCGCATGTGCTTATATAGGCCGACGCTTATATAGGTCGACGAAGTTAGTAAGTCCTTACTTCGTCGTCGGTCGTAAGTAAGCGCCCACTTCCGCGGGCGCTGTGGGCGTAAAAACGCCCACCCCTAGGGGTGGGCATTGGGGGCAGGGCCTGCGCCCTGCCTTGCGGGGTTTAGACAGCTTGCAGGTAGCCCCGGCGCACTGTGTAGCCTACAAAATGGGCGGGCACCTTGGCTTCAATAAGTGCCGCCACTGGCACCGCACCGCCATTGGACTTGGTGGTAATAATAGCCCACCATTCCATATTGTGCTTTGCTGCTGTGCGGTAGGGCTTGCCGCTAAGCATAACGCTACTAATTGCGGGGCCACCACGCAGCGCCACGGCTGCTGGGGCTGCTGGGGCTGCTGGGGCTGCTGGGGCTGCTGGGGCTGTCTTGGGGGTTGTTGGGGCCTTGCCTTTAGGGGTTGTTGGGGCCTTGCCTTTAGGCACTACGGTG